CAATTTAACCCGCCGGTAATGGACACCGGGTTTAATACTTTTAATTTTGTTAACTCTGCTTACGTTACACGCGGGGAAGCTATGCAGGTACCCGCGATAGCTAGGGCTAGGAATCTTATTTGCGGCACTATCGCGTGTCAGCCAATTAATTTATACCGTAAATCTACTGGTCAGCAGTTACAGTCCCCATTATGGCTAGATCAATTCGATTATAGACAGCCCCGTAGCGTTACCCTAAGTTATTTAATTGACGCGCTTCTTATGTACGGCGTAGGTTATTTAGAAGTTACCGAGACTTACGTATTAGACGGGCGCCCGGCTCGCTTCGCTTTTGTAACTAATGACCGAGTAACAGTTAAGTTAAATTATAATTCGACTATTGTACAGTCTTACGCGGTTGACGGAATTATAAGACCTGAGAGCGGTTTAAATTCTTTAATTACTTTTCAGCATTTAGACGACGGGATTTTAAATAGAGGCGGTCGCACAATTAGAGCCGCTTTAGATTTAGAACGCGCAGCTAGTATCGCAGCGAGCAGCCCTATTCCGTCTGGCTACTTAATCAATTCTGGCAGCGACTTACCAGAGGAACAAATAACGGGTTTACTAGCAGCTTGGAAAAGTGCCAGGCTACAAAGGGCGACGGCTTTTCTCTCCGCGAATTTGAGATATGAAACGACTAGCTTTAGTCCTAAAGATATGCAATACGAGGGCGCGTCTCAATTCTTAGCTACTCAATGCGCCAGATTAACAAACGTACCCGCTTATATGCTAAGCGCTGATATGAACTCTAGCCTTACGTATAGTAATTTAATGGATGAGCGCAAATCTTTTGTAGATATGACCCTACGCCCGTTTATTAATGCGATCGAGGATAGGTTATCTATGGACGATATAACAAATACTCAAAATTACGTAAGATTTAATTTAGATGAAACTTATTTAAGGTCTGACGCTCTGACACGTTTAGCAGTAATAGAAAAAATGCTGGCCCTCAATCTTATAACTTTAGATCAAGCTAAAGCTATGGAAGATTTAACCCCGGAAGGAAGCAACTCAAATGCGAATTAACTTTACTCAGGATTTACAATGCGAGGAAGGCCGTAGAATTATTAGCGGTAAAATCGTACCTTTTAATAATGAAATTGGCGCGACTAGCCAGGGAAAAGTAATTTTTGAAAAGGGTTCTATAAAAATTAACGACAGCGCTAAAATTAAATTACTTTTAGAACATGACCCTAAGCAGCCAATAGGCAGAGCTATTAACTTCACTACTAACGACGACGGTATTTACGCTAGCTTTAAAATCGCTGAAACTACCCGAGGTAATGACAGCCTGGTAGAAGCTAGTCAGGATTTACGCAGCGGCCTTAGTATCGGCGCTCTAGTAGAAGCCTCAGAGCCGCGTAATGGAATTTTATACGTACAGGCTGCCTCACTAGAGGAAGTCTCCTTAGTTTATTCTCCCGCCTATGAGTCAGCTCAAGTTTTAAGCGTAGCTGCGTCAGAGGTACAGCCGGAGAGTGAAGCAGAAGCAGAAAACTCAGAAAACCCAACTAAAGAGAGTGAGGCCACGTTGTCAGACAACGTTACCCCAGTAACCCCAGAGGTAGAAGCCGCTAAGGTAGAAGCCTCACGCCCGGAAACCATTACGGCGGTCGCTTACGTTAAACCCCGTAGCCCAATTAAAACAGCAGGTAACTATTTAGAACACTCAATTAAAGCCGCGCGTTTTCCCGGCTCTGAGTCTGCTCAATGGATAGCTGCAGCTAATGACACCATGGCGCTTGATCCCGGTTTCAACCCTACGCCTCAAATGTCAGAAATTATTAACGGTTTGTCTACAGGTGTAAGGCCTGCGATAGATTCTATTTCAACTGGCGTTTTACCGCCAGCGGGATTAAGTTTTGAAATTCCAAAGATTACGCAAATTCCAGTATCGGCAGTAGTAGCAGAGGAAGGTGCTCTAGATACTACTTCGGTTGTAGCTAGTTATATTACGGTGAGCGTTCAAAAATTCGGTTCTATGAATACTATATCGACCGAGCTTTTAGATCGCAGTTCGCCATTATTTTATGACGAATATATCCGCTTACAGTCGGACGCATACGCTACAGCTACAGACACTAGAGTCTTAGCGATTTTAGTAGCTGGTGGAACGTTAAACGCTACTCCTACTGCTATTACTGCAGCCGGTTTAGTTGCTTATGTAAGCTCTGGCTCAGCTGCGGTTTATGCAGCTACTCATAAATTCGCTAGGTCTTTAGTAGTAAGTCCTGACTGGTGGTCTTTGATTATGGGTTACAACGACGCGGGGCGCCCAATTTATAACGCTCAGGGTCAAACTATGAACGCCGCCGGTGTAGCTAGTCCTACTTCTTTGGTAGGTAATGTTATGGGTCTTAATTTGTACGTAGACCCTAATCTAAGTGGTACAGCCGATAGCTCAGCTTTAATTATTGACCCTACCGCTTACACATTCTACGAAGCACCTACTCGCACACTTACTACTAATATCGCAGCCAATGGACAAGTCCAGATTTCCTATTATGGTTATGCTGCGACGGCTACAAAAATCGGCGCTGGGTGCAATAGATTTAATTTCACCTAGTCTAAATTAAACCCTAGAACCCTAGACCCTGTAACTCGCTACAGGGTTTAGGCCTAAAACAGAGAGGCTCTGCTATGGCTGCTACCTATATCACTATGGCAGAGCTTCGCAGTTTATTGGGTATACAAAATATAACCCTTTACTCTGACGCGACCGTAGAGGAAGTGGCACAATGCGCTGAGGATATTTGTAAAAAGTATCTTTGGTTTAATACTGTACCGATAGCCGCGACTGAGTTAACTGCTAACGTAGCTACCATTACTACTCCCACTAAACATGGTTTTAGAATAGATCAGTCGGTAGTAATCTCTAGCGCTGGTTCTGTATTTAATGGTACTAAAACTATTACTGGAACCGATTTTTATACTTTTACCTATGCTAAAACTGCTAGCGATCAACTGACGCGATTAGTTAGACCTTACGGTTTAATTACTGGTGAATTTAACGCAACAGATTATGCAATAGTCCCAGCTATTAGAGAAGCTACCGCGACTTTAGCTACTGTAATCTGGCAGTCCAGAAGCGCCCCAGGTGCTACTACTGTAACGATTGACGGCTATATTCAAAATCCCTACGCGCTCGGAAATACACTAATTGCAAAAGTCAGAGGGTTATTGAGTCCGTATCAAAATCCTAATAGTATGGTCGGTTAAAATGCCAGCAGCTATTACGACCCTCAGAACAACGTTAGCTACGGCTTTATCTAATGTTAATGTCTGGACAGTTTTTAATTTTATCCCGCCTATACCTTTAGCTAATTCTATAGTAATCGCGAATAATGACCCTTTTATAGTAGTGAGTTCTGGTCAACGCTCAGGCATACCACCTATAGCTCGATACCGTATTTATGGCTTAGTACCTATGCTTGATAATTTAGGGAACCAGGTAAATATAGAGGATTTTATAGTAGCTATATTCGCTAAGTTATCGGCCTCTAGTTTAACTATGACTATAGGCGGTTTTAGCGCCCCGGCTATATTGGAAACTGCAGCAGGAAATTTACTTCAAACCGAGGTAGATATAGAAATAGTCTCAGAGTGGGGGTAACAAAATGCTAAAATATAAAGTCTTAACTAAAAAATATATTGGAGATAAAACCTTCGGCGACATTATGACCGAAAATGATTTAATAGATAATGACGTTAGTAATCTATTAAAAACTGGCTTAATAGAAGTAATAGAAGTAATAGATAAACTCGCTACTAAAGAAAAGGAAATAGACTAATGGCAGCTACGATTTATTTTGCTCAAAATGCTTATTTTAAACTTAACGCTGTAGATTTATCTACTGCAGTACAAAGCATAACTTTAACTGTAAATTACGATCAGCTCGACATAACAGCTGCTGGGGATACAGCTCATAAATATTTACCTGGGCTGACCTCGGATGTAATTTCCGGTACTTTATATTTAACGCAGGACGCTGCTAGCGCTGGCGCTACTCGCGCTACTTTAGACAGTTGCGACGGTACTAGCGTCGCTTTTGAGGTAGCACCTAACGGCTCTACTGCTAGCGCTACTAATCCAATTTACAAAGGTAGCTGTTTTGTAAATAACTATTCCCCCGTTAACGGTTCACAGGGCGAAATTGCCCAGATCGATTTTAGTTTCGACGTTACAGCCCGTAACGCTACGTTCCCGGTAGTATCGTAAAAGAGAGAGAGCGAGAAAATGGCGAGTTTAAAAGTTACGTTCGAGTCCGGGGCAGTCGAGACCTATAAGATTACCCCGGCTATCGAGGTCGAGTACGAGGCTTATGCGAAATGCGGGATAAATAAGAGCTTCCGCGAAAATGAGCGTCAGACCGATATTTATTACCTAGTTTGGATAGCTATTAGACATAGCGGGCAGAGCGTAGCTGTATTTGGTAACGAGTTTTTAAAAACCTTAACAGAGGTAGAGGTATTAGATAGCGACCCGTTAAATGGGTAAGCGACAGGCAAACGCTTACTTATCAAATCGCCGCCCTATCTGTAGAGACTTCTATTCCGACTTCTGATTTTTTAAATATGTCGCCCGAGATGTTAGCGGCAGTAGTACAGGTTTTAAACGACAGAGCGAAGGCGGTAAGACGTGCAACAGGTAGGCCGAATAAGCGGTAAAGAGATAGACGGCTTAGCTGACACTATTGCGCTTTTAAATAAGTTTGATAAAGACGGATTAAAAGTAATGAATAAAGAGATTTACCAGGTAGTTAAAAAAATACAGTTAGAAGCCCGCGCCCTAATGCCTAAAGCTGCCCCGTTAAGTAAATGGGGTCTAGCCCCGGGAGATGACTATAAAAAAGATAGTAATAAAAATTGGGACCAGCGCCGCTTACAGTATCAACCTAGAGCGGCTACTATGGGAATCAAAAGCAAGCTAGAGAGCCAGCGAGTTAAAGGCGTCTGGTCTAGTAAGGCTTACGTAATTAAACAGGAAAACGCCGCAGCTATGATCTACGAGACAGCCGGGCGCGCTAGAGGTCAGCATAGTAAGCAGGGTGAACACTTCATAAAAATAATAGAGCAGAGAAGTCAACCTAAAAAAATCGTAGTCAGCGGGGCTCAAACTCGCGTAGTCTGGAAGGCCGTTAATGATAACCGTAAAGAGGCTGTTAGAGATATAGAAGCGGCTATGGCTAGGGCTGTAAATGCTTTTAATAGGAAGGCAGTTAAGTAATGGCTAAATCTGCTATTAAAATACCCGTAGTAGTTACCTACAATTCTAAAGGTACTAAACAGGCAGTAAAAGGATTAGGCAGCATAGAAAAATCCTTTAAGAAAATGGGTTTAGCCCGGAAGTTAACCCTAACCGCTCTGGCTACTTCTATAGGAGTATTCGCTAAAAAGTCAGTAGCCGCGGCTGTCGCAGACGATAAGGCTCAAAAAACACTTACTCAAACTTTAAAAAACTTAGGGCTAAGTTATGCAGCACTACCCTTAACTGAGTTTATAGACAAACTGCAACGCGCTACTGGCGTCTCTGAGGAATTACTACGCCCGGCTATGCAGAGATTAGTAAGAGCTACAGGCGACGTTACTAAGGCTCAGCAATTATTAAACCTGAGTCTAGATATTTCGGCCTCTACTGGTAAATCTTTAGACGCGACTAGCGCAGCTCTCACTAAAGGATTTTTAGGGCAAAATCAAGCGCTAGGCCGTTTAGGTATTGGCTTAACTAAAACAGAATTAAAAACTAAAAGTTTTGAGGATATTACTAAAAAACTAACTATCTTATTTGCAGGTCAGGCGGGAGTAGCTGCTAATAGTTACGCGGGTCAATTAGGTAAATTACAGGTAGCAGCCCAGGAAGCTAGCGAGACTATAGGCTTCGCTTTGATTAAATCGCTAGAGCGCTTAGGCGACGAAAAGGGCATAGGCGCAACCGCTGACGCTATGGAGAATTTAGCCGATAATACGGCTAACGCTATTTTAGGAGTAGCTAGGCTTATAGATAAATTAAACTCTATGCCGGGTTCTAATTTTCTTAACACGTTAATTAAAAACCCTTTAGTTATACCAGGGGCACTTACTAGCGGCACTATCGGCGGGGTTAGTCCTAATCAGTCAGTTTTAGGGATGTTTGGTCAGTTTGAAACTAACGCTCAAGCTAAAGAACAGGCTGTAGGTAGGCCGCGCGAAGGCTTTGCACGTAATCAAGCTGCCGGGGCAGCGGCTACTAAAGCCCAGGCTACAGCTTCGGAGAAGGCTAGAAAAAAAGCCATAGCAGACGCTAAAAAATTATTAGCATTAAAAAAGCAGTCAGCGGCAAGCGATAAACTAAAAGCTATTTTTGATATGGATTTAATCCAATTAACCGCCGCTAAGCAGGGCAAGTTATCAGCTGAGGAATTAGCCCGGGTTAATGCTTTAATCGCTTTAAAAACTACTGGTAAGGCAGACGATTTAACAGCTTTAAAGGCTTTAGAGGCAGCGCAACAGGCGGCAGCAGACGCAGAGATTAAACGCCAGAACGATATTTTAGCGGTTCATAAGAAAAACGCTGCAGAGATATTGGCAGATAATAAAAGTAAAGCTAAAGAGTATGCAGATTTCGTTAATACTTTTAGTTACCCTGGCGGGTTATTCGCTGGTACACCTTTAGCCCCTACAGCCTCAACCGCCCCCGCCCCTATTGCACCCGGCGACCAATTCGATTACTCAATGAACGCTAATTTAAATACTAATACTTCATTAAATACACCTGATCTAATTGACTCTATGACCCCTAGAAGCGCAGCCGCTGCTGCCCCCAGCGTTACTGTAAACTTACAGGGCGGTATAAATATCGGCACCCAGTACGAGTTTTACGAGTCAGTCTGGCGAGCTATTGAAAACTCTAACACTTACGGCAATAGCCTAAACCGAGCCGGTACAGGGTGAGCGCCCCAGTCGTTAACGTAATCGTAAATTTTAGCTCTGGCGCTTCCTTCGGTCAGGCTATGATTATCGGCTCGGGCATTATCGGGGTTAATATCCTGGCTGACGCGGCTACAGTTACTGCCGATATATCGGACACAGTCCAAGCGGTTAATATAATTAGAGGACGTAGCGCTAACGCTGACCAATTCCAAGCCGGTACCTGCACAGTCAGGGTAGTTGATACCGAAGGCGCCTGGAACCCGGCTAACACAGCCTCAATTTATTACCCTAATGTTATTCCTAACCGTAAAATAATCATTACTGCCCAGGATACAAATTCAACTCTGGTCTATCCCTTATTCGCGGGTTATATTGTCTCCTATGACTTTGTACAGGCTAACCTAGTAGGAGAAGTTTCTTACGCAAGTCTCCAATGCGTAGACGCTTTTAGAGTTCTTAATATGGCTAATATAACTACCGTCGCTTCTGCCCCGGCTGGACAATTAAGCGGCGCCAGGACTAACGCGATTTTGAACCAAGTAGGCTGGCCCGCTTCTATGCGCGATATAGATACCGGGCAACAGACGCTATTAGCTGACCCCGGCACAAATAGAACCGCTTTAGCAGCTCTGCAGACTGTCGAAATTAGCGAGTACGGGGCTAGCTATATTTCGGCTTCGGGAGATTTTACGTTTCAGGACAGGGCGCTTACTAGCTCTAGTATCGGCTCTACCCCTACAGTATTCGCAGACGACGGCACCGGCATAGAGTACAGCTC